AAACAAAACTAGCTTACACTTTATCTAGAGATTTTGGTGTAGATATGTCAGTATATTTAGCAAAGTCAAAATATAAAGAGTTAATTATATAGGTAATGACAAACCCTGTAAATACGCAATATTACTGCGTTTTATATTTTCTTATTTACCTATATTTCTATATATTTTTTAATAAATTGATGTCAAAATGATGTCAAACACAAAAAGCCCCAGGTAGTATTTACCTGGGGCTTGCCTTACGTCCGCCCTCGTAAGGCTAGGGAGATAATTGGATCACCTCTTTACCGATGAATCACTACTCCGATTATTGCTCCCGCTCCCACCATCTGAGATAGGTTGCGTTGCGTCCGTAGTCGCTTGATAGTTCGTTTGTCGTTGTTGATTTGCCCTTTCAATTCGGTCAATGAGCTCTGCATTTCTGACAAGGTAACTTCTTGCTTCATGGATAGCATTTTGGCTTTCATCAATTCTGTTTCCAATGTCGAGATTGTATTGTGTGCTTCGTTCAATTCTTCCCTTTGCTTCATGACTAAGGTCTGCGCCTCGGTCAAGGGAAGTCTGGATGCTTCGATTAAGTTCAAGGCTTTCTCGTTGTTGTCTTTCAATTCGTTCCACTGTGTTAAGGGAATCGTGATTGTTGCTTCCGGCTGGTTCATGGAAGATGTACCAGCAGCAAAAGACGGAGAGGAGCACAATACCACCGATAACAACATGGCGGTAACTAAGGCTATTAAGTAGTACTTTGATTTTGTCATACATTATAACCCTCCTGCGTAGTCTGTAATCCCCCTAGCAATGGCACGAACGATAGTATCTAAATCATTAGTCAGCATAGCGTGATCTTCTTCGTTATCAATGAATGCCATTTCAACTAATACTGCAGTTGCGTCCGTGCCATTTAGTACCCAAAGGTCATCGCGTTTCTTAACTCCACGGTCTACTGTATTAATGCTGCGGATGATTTGACTTTGAATATCGTTTGCTAATCGTTGCCCATTAAAGGACTTATACAACGTTTCAGTGCCACGGGCTTCTGTGTTAAACGCATTACAGTGAAGGGATACGAAGATATCTGCGCCCCAAGTATCAGATTCAGAACATACTAAACCTAAATCATCATCTTGTAGCGTACGGACTTCACATCCTGCTGTTTCCAAATAGCGAGCTAACATTTTGCCCGCATCACGGGCTACGTCGCATTCACGAGTACCGTATACAGGATTTACTGCGCCACTATCTAAATTAATATCATGTCCGGGATTAATAAATACTTTCATCGTTTATCCTCCTCTTCTAATCTATCAGGAATCCCATTGTTATTTCGGTCCACAAAAAGCCCTAAGAAGCCCACAATGGTCGTTAAGACACTAGGTATGAATATGTGGTCAATAATAGTAATGCCTACATTAATCAGCTTATTCGCTTCGTCTGACACGTATCCGCTAATAAAGGACATAACATATTGAGTGACCACTAATAAAATAGGCACTAGCATAATAAATACTAGCGCCCGAGTAGCGAATATACCTGTAGGGTGGATATTAGCCACCCTCACAGATTTATAAGATTGTTTAATTGAATTAATGAGCTTTTGAGGTATGTTCATGAAGTTCATCCTTAATATCCTCAACACGCACTTCTAATGCTTCAACTTTTGCTGACAACAACACTTGCTTGCTCTCAGCTTTTATTCGCTCTGCACGTGATAATTTAATTTCATCTTTCAAATCTTTTAGTGTATCAGTTAATACACTCCATTTTTCTTGAAAGATAAGATTATCTTGCATCCGTTGTGAGTCCAACTGTTGTAGTAACGGAATAATCAACAATCTATACCCTGCACCTGCAACAACACCTACTATTGTGAGTGTTGTTAAGATGTCGTTCAACTCAAACTGCCAAGTCCACATCCCTTTTATACCTTTCTCCAAAATCCTATAATATCAATGATATACCGAGTATTTGCCGGTACACCCCAAGCCTTAATCATACGGCTGTTTCGTTCAACATAAACACTATTGTTATTTACATTAACGCTTTTTTCTATCAATCGTACAGAAACTGGCGAATTTGGTGGAAGCGATGCGACCACGTTGCCATTACCGGAAGGGGTAGTTAACTTAAAATCAAAATGCAAGTAACCCCAACCAGTTAAGGGGTCAAACGCTAAATATCCTCTATCCGCACCCCTCTCACCTGGTACTGCCGTTCCCCATGCAGCTTCATATATTTCGATTGGTTGCGAAGTTACTTGTCCACCACCGCTTCCAGGGTCTCCTTTAGGACCTCTTAATGCTAGTAATTGTTCCGCCGTAAAATCAGAATATCTAAATGGTTCACCTTTATCACCCTTTGGCCCTTTAAGTGCATTAAGTTGGTCTTGCGTGAAGTCAGAATATTTAAAAGGTTCACCTTTAGGTCCTTTCAACTTTTCAATCTGTTCAGGGGTGAGTTGTACGTTTGAAGCCGATGTATATTGATTAATTTCGGCTTTCTTAACATAATCACTTAATTCAGATTTTTGAGCGAACGACTGCCCCTCTAGTTTATTAACGTAACGACTAGAAGCATCGCCAGGTGTTAATGCATATTGGCCAATCTCGTTTTTCTTAATGAAAGTACCTAAATCGTTCTTATATGCAAACGTTTGAGTCGCCCAGCCTTTTTGAGCGTAATTATTAGTCGCATCTGTTTTAGACAAATAATCACTTAACTCTGTTTTTAATGCATATTTAGGGTCGCCTAGCATAGTAAGGTAATTTCTTATATCAACTTTTTTCAGGTAAAGATTTTCGGCTTCTTGTTTAGTTGCATATGCAGATAAATCTACATTAGCACCAGTGCCAGGTGGTCCTGGTGGCCCTTGTTCACCCCTAGGACCTTTTAAAGCCTCTAATTGCTCCTGTGTGAACATATCATAAGTAAAAGGCTTTCCGTCTTTACCTGGTTCACCTTTAGGACCTGGGTCGCCATTAAGGCCATCTTTACCAGGAGCACCAGGCGGTCCAGGAGGACCTTGCAGCCCTCGCTCACCGTTTAATCCGTCAATACCATTTCGACCAGGTTCGCCAGGAGGCCCAGGAGGCCCTTGCTCTCCTGGGTCACCCTTTGGTCCTTGTAGTTTAACGATTTGAGTATTATCTTTAACTTTGATCGTTTCGTTATCATCGTGAATGTGTAGTTCGTCCATCATTTCCCCCTATTGCTAACGCCTTCTACTATAGTAATTTGTCCTTTAACTAGACATTTAATAGGGTGGTCGCCATTCCAAATAAATAAGTCCCATTGGTATTTACCAACTGCTAGGGAGTTTGTATCCAACGAAAGAGTGATTTTAGATGCTTCATCGTTTTCTAGCTCGTCGGTAGACACGTCAATATCGAACTTAGCTTTATATTCTTCGTCCGGCGAATATTTACGAACACAGGCGAACAAACTTTCACTTGCAACAACATTGTTATAACCAATGCTAAGAGAAATCACTTCCCCTTTAATTGCATTAAAGTTGTGTAGGACTGGTAGTTTCATCTTCGTGTACCTCGTCCATTAAATCATTATGGACACAGCCCTCTGTTGGGCATGTTCCGTCTTCGTTAAGCACTTCCCAGCAGTACTCACAAAATTCCATAACAGGTACTTTACTTTCTCCGATATATTTAGGCATATTATTGTACCTCCTTAATACGTGTTACCATTTCGGTATTTAATTTGATATATTGTGCACTAATGGCCCCAGTAGGTTTTCCCATTAATAACAATCTGCGCTGAGCCTCTTCTAAGGATTTGAAGCGCGGCTCGTATTCAGATTTAATCGCATTAATCTTATCTTCCTTGGTAGGAACATACGGAGCAGGTTCGACAAACTTGCCATCTACATAGAATTTACCTTTCATAAATTCATCAAGCATGCTATCACCATCTGCAGAGTAAATATAATCCGCAGCATCCGGCCATTCTTGTTTAGCAGTCGCTAACAACTGTTCTTGACTTACTGTATTATCAACATAGGACGTAATTCGTTCGCCCATTTCGTTCAATACAAATACATATTGATTCATAGTAGTATCCTTTCGGAGGTGAAATTATGCGCCGTTACGCCGTTATATTAAAACGTAGACAACGCAATACCATTACATTAAGGCAACTATTTAACGAGTGGTTGCCTATTCACTCGCAGTCCATTTCTAGGAGTGCTGTTAATTCGTATCATATTGCTTTTAAACACATATCCAACATAGCGGATATGTCTATCACGGATATTCATTTTCAGCACCTTCAAAATGTGATTGATTCCATGCATGTAAAAGGACTTTCCTACTCATCTTGTAAGAAAGTCCGTACAGTACTTAATCAATTATTCAATTACGCAATCATCAAAGATTACCCTATTACTAATTACGCCTTACACTTAAATCTAGGGCCCAATGTGCCAACGATTAAAAGGAGAGTATTCACTCGTCAACAAATCAACAAGTTATGGGCAATAGATACATCTTATTCCCGCATGATTTTAATACTGCTCTACACCGGACTACGTATAGGTGAGCTCCTTAACTTACGTAGGCAAGATATCAATAGACGATCATCATACCTTATTGTAAAACACGCCAAAACTAAAGCCGGTGAAGGTCGTATTATTCCTATACATCACCGCATCGCGCCATTAATTGAGCAGGTATACAATTCTACAGACAATTATCTATTTCCTATCAGCTACACAACATTTCGTAAGCATTTCCAGGATGTCTTGAAGCAGCTTAACTGTAAGCATACTATCCATGATACCCGGCACACATTCGCCAGTCTGCTTGATGCGGTTGCCCCGCCCAATGCTTTACGCTCTTTGTTAGGGCATAAACAAGGCGATATCACTACTAGGGTATACTCGCATAAGACCATTCGTGAGCTACGCAAGTCCATAGAATTATTAAAGTAACTCCCCAGTGGGGGATAACTTGGTTTGATTCTAATAGATACTATAAAGATGTTTCGCTACCGATTAGCAGCACTGTGCTAATTGCATTAGCCACCGATGACTCTGTTAGTGTTGATACTTCCGGCGCAAAATGTTTTATTACTTGGAACAGTGGGTTCTCTCAAGCTAATAGAAACACCATCCGATTCTTAACCGACAGAGCGGACACAGGTAGTTTTGTTTGGATGGCCGTAGGGAAGAATTAATATCCAGTGGGTATTATTTAACGCCTATAATCAACCTAAGCCTTGGACTGTGCGCTACCCGGTAGAGTTCAGTAACAAGACTATCGCCGTTTCTACCGCAAGATATAACGGTGATTATTCATTTTCTGAAATCATTTTATCGACTTCTAGAAATCAGCTAACATATAAGGATAGTGACTATAGAGGACAGCAAGGCGTTGGTGATCAGATTATGTTCATTATCATAGGTAACTAGATAATCCCTAGAGCAAACCAGTAATAAGAAGCAGCGTATCTATCGCTTGCCGAAAATACGGCTTTAGTGGAGTTGCTCTCCGACACGGAGTTAGCGAAATACCTAGGCGTGTCAGAACCTGACCAGTATGCATCAATAGCGTTGGCCATAAATAGCGTTGTGAATTTGATTGGGAATCTTACTTCACTTTTGGTCACGTTATCCTGCCCTCCTATTCCCCACTGGATATTAAAACCATTAGCGAACTTTACAAACCCCGCATTAGCGTCGAGCTTAGATGCCACGATAGCGCCTTGTCCTAATAAGTTTTTAATTGTAACAAGTGTACTGGCCGGGGAGTCGTTCCAGTTCGCACTTCCGAGAATCGCCTTAATTTGGTCTGTGATATTTGAGTGTGCGCTTGTATCACGGTTATGAGAATCTAATGCCCCTCGTGTGAGGTATGCCGCATCAATCTTCTTAACTGTTACATTCGTAGAGTTACCGATTACTACATCTAAAGAAAACACTTTAGAATTGATTGGTGTCTCTTTGGACGGGATATAGGATGCAAAGTTACCACCATTACTATATGCAATTAATCTAGCCGCGGAATCAGATTCGCCCTCGAGATTAGCATATACGCCTAACTCTCTAGCGAAGAACCCGCTATTTACTGTACTATTGCCAACAGCGAATTCAATTCTAAATTGGCCATCGCCTACGAATTCACCGCCCGAAGTGAACGGGCACTCTAATTTTGGGGCTAGCACGGAAGTCATAGTATCGATATTTTGATTATCGAGCTGACCGTCACCCGTAACTAGCTTAATATATTGCAACTTCTTACCAGTTGCTTGCGATCTTGCGATTAACTCACGGCCGTAATTGGTTAATCGTGTATTTGGATAAATAGAAGCCATGTGTTCTCCTTATACTTTAATTGTTTCTAATACGTCGAAGCTCATGCCTATGTTAATGTCAGAGCCTACTTTGAAATCAAGCTTATCTAATGCCGCGCCGACATGGAAGGACTCGTATACATCAGATATAGCGCCTACATATATTTCGCCGTTAATGTTTGTAGTACTTTTTGTCTTGATGATTAAGTTCTTAGGTATTAACGGCTCCACATAATCGACAATATTGTTGAGCTGTGATTCAAATCCATCGACTACATCTAGCCAGTACTCGTATCTATCAGATACAACAGAGGGCTTTACTACATGATTGCCAAACTTGAAGTTAAGCATTTCTTGCACTTTTGGCATAGTAAAAGGACGCTGTCCGATTAATACTGATAGTATTTCACTTCTGCGTCCTTCTGTGTCTGTCAAATCCGGAGGATTGATGCCTAATATTTGTTCCCATGCTTCAAGCCCGTAATCTGCTGCAGTATAGATGTATTCTTCTTTAAAGATATCTAGCATGATATCCCATAGCAGTTGTAGTTCTGCAGATTCTACTCGATAGACTTCTTGGATATCCCGAGAATCTCGAGTTAACGGAACGGCGAATTGTGAGATATCAATATCCCGTTTAAAAATCCCAAAGTCTGTAATCATACTGCCACCAAAGTAATCGTCCCTACTACTGGGATTTGATTATCCTTCAATTCGAGTTTTGAAACAGAAGCACCGTTTATAGTAATCCTACCTACGTCAAGAACACTAGGAAGCTCAACCATTAAAGCCGTTACAAGACTAGTCCGAAGAATAACATGTTCCTTCTCGTCTTGATTACACCATTCCTTAGCGCGGAGAAGTAATCGTTGCTTGATAGCGTTCTCTGCGAGCGTTTGAATTTCATTGACATTGTGTCCACTCATCATAGTGACTTCAATTCGGTAGTTGATCGTTACCGGGTCAGCCTTTTCGATTGTTACAGTGTGGCCGATAGGAGCGAGACCGTACCCTTTACCTTTAGGTGCAGGGTCTATAACATTCTCTACTTCCTTAATCAGTTCATCTGCAGCGGGCTTGTAGTCACTATTTAAAACGACTAACTTAACAGTGCCACCGCCATTCCAACAGCGGTATACTTTAACACCGCCAACGCCAGGGATAGCTAATACCTTTTCCTTGTAATCCGCACCATTACCGCCATAGGCTTTTGATTTCAAAGCATCAAAGTACCGTTTTCGGAATACTTCTGTGTCTTCTTCATCTTCGCCAGGCGTGATATTCTTCAATATCTTAGCAGAGGTAAGGCCATTAATACCTTGGATTGGCGTAATATCACCTGTGGTCGCATTAGGAGTGCGTCCGTACTGTTCACATTTGAGCTTGTACTTATGTTCTGTGTCGTCGATTAATTCTGTTACAACAAAATTATATTCGTTGTAATTAAATCGAGAGCCAATCGGTACCTCCATATTGAACTGGGCTTCAAATTCGCCTTGCGTTGCAGGTTCCGGGTAAATATTAAACTCCGCAGCACGAAGTATTAGGAATTCCCGGTCTGCAGTAGTTGCAAATGCTTGTTTCAGAATCACATCGGCTAGGATATATAGTTCTGCAAACTCAACGCTTGCCGGAGCTGTAGCATCGTATATAACACTACCTTCGCGCCGATCGAATTCATCTTTAACTCTATCGAGCATTCGTTTTTCAATTCGATTGGCCGTCATATGCTCATACAATACCTTTCACCCCTTTCTTGATTTTTTGTAGCGTACCATAAATGGTATCTACATCAAACTCAACCATGACGTCACCACCTTCGTGGCTAAAATCAAAGTTGTATACTTTAGTTATTCTATCGTCATTCAGTAAAGCCTCTTCTATGCGTCGCTGTAACTCAGCGTACACATATGGAATTGGCTGTCCAAATAAGTCTTGTAGTTCGATGCCGTAATTCCAACTGTAAATAATATATTGGTATCGCTCCGTATTGATGATTTTATAAATTGCTTGCTCCATAGCTCGCAACTTATCTGCATAGCCCCTAATTTGGCTATCCGTTCTAAAATCAACATCATACGTATGCGACGGTTCAATGTAATTCACTGTGTCAGGAATAAGTGCGTCGTTACTTTGTTTTGGTAATAGTAAATTATCTGCCATTACTTAGTCGTGCACCCCCTATTCGGGTTATACCAACGGTCTAACGCTATGTAACGCTGTCCGCCGGTTTCCTTCAGCATAATGACCTTATCGCCCATTACTAATTGGTTATGAACGAGATACTTCTTACGGCCTACGTAGTCATGGTTATGGCTTGCGAATTCAGCCATACCTCCGCCACCTGCTCGATTTTCTGTAACATGATCAACACTCATCTCCATAGTCCATTCACAGGTGTTTTTAGTAAGAATAATATTCTCTTCGGGTACAGTTAACTTAGGGTCAATCTTAATAGCAAGCGGTGATACACTGACAACTTCGCCGACGATCACTTCCATAGGTTCGCCATTTGATATTACGGTGCTCGCTATTTCTTTAATCGTGTTAACGATTTTCATGTACTCGCTATCCATTATTTAGCCCCCATTCGAATAATCTTAGTAGGTGCCTCGTCGTTATGCCATGCAAAATTAGCGTTGCCATATTTCATAGCATAGCCACGCTTAGAAGAGTTACCAAAGCACCCGCCTGCACCATCGGCAATAACAACGTGCTCATCATCACCATAAATCAACAAGTCGCCTTTATTAGCGTATCCGTTGAATTGTTCCGTTGTATAACCTTTAGCCTCGAGATTTTGACGAAGTGTATCAACCCTTGCCGTGCCTTTGTTGTACTCATCTTTCAAATCGGAATTGTACCAAGACCCAGCAGCGCATACTGTGTCAGCACATCCTTGGCTACCATATTGAGATACCCGGCCATCGTTAGAACTGAATGCTGTATCAACTTGACCGGCTGTACCGCCTGCACCAGTAGTGACTGCGGAGCTTTTGGTCTTCTTAGCAGCTTCGATTTTCTTAACTGCTTCTGCATCTTCGTCTTTTGCAACTTCATAAGCTGCGTCATTATCAACGTATCGTAAATCTAAATCCATTCCGTGAAATCCTGTTTTAAACGTATGAGTAACAGATGTTACCATCATGTAATTATTAACAATCATATCGCCAAAGTTTCGATTGATGTACACCAAAGAACCACCACGCACTCGCACATCGCCAATGACATTTTTTAATTTAATCTCACGGCTTTTCTTGTTTTTGTGAGCCATGATTGCCTTGGCTTGTGCTACTGCGTTGATGTCCTTTTCTTTAGGAATGAGCAGGTACTGTAATCTGCCCCATTTCTCGATGTTTTTATCGTCCTTAGCTATGAATGTGTTCTCCAACTTACTTGATGCACCATTTGGGACTGTGCGGACGATTTTTACATAGTTGTATGTTTCCTTGTCTATGGAGGTCGTATACTGCACGTCTTCCATACACTCATCATCAATGTAAATATCTGTCTTCATAGTCTCAAACGATGCTAGCCTTAACTCGCCCGCATCATCGTACAAATGGTAAAACGCATGATTAGGCGTGTATATGGCTGTTTTATCGAGTAGTTGGCATATCATTTCTTGCAATGACTTATCTTTGAAAATAGTTTGCGGTTTCTCAGGAGTTTTCCATACGGTGTCGTCCATATAACCACATTTCAAACCAAAGTCATCGGCTACCATTTTGATGAACTCAGTCGCAGTCATAGCTCCGATAACATAGCAGTCTTTATTCTTGAGATAGCGTATCTGATCATAGCAAGTTACTGATATCGAATTCTTGCCGTCTCGTTGCTTTTCAAAGACATACCCAAAAAATACTGCCCCTCCGTTTAAGGTGAACTTGACAGTATCACCTTCTTCAAAATTGAGGTTAGGGTCTTTAGGTACTTTAAATGTCATCTTACTTGGAACGCAGTCAACTGCTCTCGTAATTTGTACGCCGTCTTCAGGTTCTATGAGCCATAAATCACCAGTGCTTTTGTTTCTGATGGTTAGCTCATAGTGTAGTTGCGTAGGCATGGGTAACGGAATGATAGTGCCATTGATTTGAGATTTTTCGACCGTTTTCTTTTCATCTATAGCCATTCGTTATTACCCTCTCGTTTAAGCTGGACTATTTGGCCAACCCCCAAGATAGCGGGTACAGCGATTTTGTTAAGTGCTGCAATTTGGAATAGGTTATCCGTATTGCCTAATTGCTTCTTAACGATTTGCTGTAAAGTCTGACCTTTGGACACTTTAGCAGTAGATGCTACAGCCTTACCGTCCGTTGGTCTGTCCGACTTAACGCTACCTTTTGCAGTGCCGTCTTTGTCGGTCTTCACTTCAATTCGTTTAGCACCCCAAGGCTTCCACTGTTTCAATGTAACGCTAGCATACGAGTCAAAGCCGTTATCTGCATCTTCTTCTATGACGTAGTTTTCAAGCGTACACTTCATGTTAGTCATGGCTAGCATCTGTCCGCCTGGTTTCATTCGTACCACGATAAATTGGAAGATCGTCTTTGTAGTCTTAAGCTTTTCGAGTTCATCGATATAGTACTTAGCCTTCTTAGACTTAAACAGCAAGGACTCATTAAATGGATAATCGGAGTTAGGCAATAAGAATTTGAAAGCAAGGTCTGTAAGCCCTGCCGGCTTAATAACGTTAACTTCGCCTTTCCCCAATAACTCCATTGTTTCGTTCTTGCCGTTGATAGTAGTGGTTAATTCTTTAGGGGGAATCGGTATCTGCATCGTCCCCATATAGAAGTAATACATTTAGATTCCCTCCCTTTGAATTGCGAACGCGTCTTTCAAGCCTTTCGAGATTTGACTTGTAAAGCCGTCTAAGTCAGTGCCGTTGTTGATTTCTACATCGTTATTCATTTGAATGTGAATCACATTGGCATCTTGCCATTTCTTCAACGATTTATCGATAGCGCTTTCACGGAGTGCCTTGATTTCCTCATTTGTCATGTCGATAGACTTGGCAATCTTGCCTGTGTTCTTGGCAGTCTTACCTGTATTTTTCTTAGTCTTATCGGCCGCATCATGATCAGCACCTGGAGTAATTTTGCTAGCGTCAAACTCTTGAGGAGTTTTAACACCAGGCATGCTAGGCATCAAATCACCAAGGCTAAGGTTAGCCCCAATGTTATAGCCTTCGCCGAAAGCTCCTGTAACGCTAGAATAATCCATCTTGCCCATGACAGTAGTTTCACCGCCGGCAATCTCAAATCGTTCTATTACGCCAGTAGACCCGCCTACCTTATCGATATTTACGCCTGGGATTTTATTAATCGCATCGATAATATCGTTAATTCTAGCTTTCACGAATTGCCAAATACCATTCCATATATCGATAAACAAGTTAGCGACTGCATGTAATGGGTCTTTAAATACGTTGGCCAAGAAATTAACAAATGCTGCGATGATGTTCCATCCCAAAGCAAACACATTGAAAATAGCAGAACCGAACGCCCAAAAAGCACCAACTACGATTCCTAGCACGCTAATATTCGCATCACAGAAATAGTTAATAGCTTCTACAGCTAAGTAGATTACGACTATAACTGCAACAATCAAACCGATTACCCATGTTAACGGGCACGCGTATAATGCGGCGTTCAATCCTTCTTGAGCTACAATCATTGCTAACAGAGCAGCAGTTTCTGCCCAGTCTGCTACGGCCTTAATCGCCATAGCACCTGCAGCGAGAATCGTTCTTCCGGCTGCTATACCGGCCTGAATTGCATAAAACGCCATAACTCCACCCAGTATTATCATTGCTGTATACATGATAGACGAGTGTTGTCTAACAAAGTTTGATAACGTGTTAAACGCCCATACTGCGGTATTAATCGTTTCACCGATAACACCTACGAGCCAATAGAATACCGGTGCTACCGTTTGAATAGCTCCCGTTACGTTATCCACTAACTCACGGACGCCCTCGCTATTTGCAAGGTCAGATATTCGCTGGAACACAGGCTCGAACGCCCGAATAGCTTTATTCTTAATCGACTGCATGTGATCGCCCCAAGTTTTAGGAAGCGATTCAAACTGCTTTTCAATCTCAGGCAAGTTATTCATAATAGCATTTTTAATTACTTCAGCAGTAATCTTGCCTTCAGAGGCTAGCTTCTTAAGTTCGCCACGGGATACGCCCATAGATTTAGCAATGATGTTTTCAATCATAGGCGCGTTTTCAGCAATAGACCGGAACTCATCACCTTGTAATTGACCGGATGCTAAACCTTGCGTCAACTGAAGCATGGCGTTCTTTTGTGCTTCTTTCGATGCACCGCCAATAGCGAATACCTTTTGGATACCTTCCATAAATTCTACGGCTTTTCTTGGGTCCGGGAACGCGTCGTGTGCGGATTGAGATACCTGGATTACAGCGTCAGCCATTTCCAAATATCCACCTCTTGCACGCTGTGCAGATTCAAATATTTGCTTATTTAGGTAAATAGCATTTTCCTGGCTACCGGCTACCAATTTAAGGCGAGCTTGCACCTGTGCCCATTCCGTAGCAGTATCTTGAATCGATGCAATAGCGCCTTTTATAGCGCCAATGCCATTCATCACAGTACTAGCCAACAGGTTACCGGCGAAGCTGTTCATGATACCGCCCATGCTAGCCTTTAGTGTTTCACTAGCATTCGATACACCGTTCATCTTATTGAGAAGCGTGTTCATGGATTGATAGGCTTTAGTTGTTGCGTTTGCGGCTGCGTTCATAGCATTAGGAATATTAGTAGAGAGGCTTATATAGTTAGAAAGTGTAGCCATTCATTACCCCCTTTTTGCCTTATTCATTTCATCTTGCTCGTCTTTGGCATGTTGCTGAATAAAGGCAATTACTACAGCCTTTTCATTCATGTCCATATCCGCAAAAACAGAAGGTCGCATATGGTATTTAACAAATGCCAAATATGCGAACATCGTTTCTGTTTCATTGGATTCTAGGAGTTTTTTACTTCTTTTACCTTATCTTCCATGCCGACATCATAGCCTTGGGCTTCTGTTACTGCTGCCAAAAGGTCAGCGTATTCACCTGGTGTGAGCATTGCTTTTACAAGCTCAACTGGTTCAGTAACGCCCCAGCTATCTTGAAGTTCCGCATCATAAAGATTAGGATAAGTGATTGCCTTAGATAGCACATCTTCGTTGTATGCAGTCGCGTCGAAGCGTTCTTCAGATTGACGAGTGATGCGGTCAGTAATGCGTTTAGTGTATTTCTTACGCATTTTTTCTGTTTCGTCAGTAGCTAATGTTTTAATCTTCCATGCTACTGGCTCACCATTCACTTTGATACGTTTAGATGCTACGTATTCGGTCTCATTGACTACATCAACGTTTTGTTTAAGGAATGCGCTTAAATTTTCAGCCATTGTAAAAACCTCCTAAAAAAAGGGGAGCAAGCACTAGGCTTGCATCCCGTCTAATTCATTAAAGTGTTGAACATATTTAACGCCTTCATAAGTGAAGTTATGTTCTTGTTCGATGTATTTGCCTTCAGCGTCGAATTCGGCTGCTGTTAATTCATCAAGGTTCACACCTTTTAGAATTACAGAACGGCGACCTGCTTTAGATGTTGGATCGTTGTTAACTACTTGCATATCAAAGTATGTATCCACACCGGTTTTCAAGTATTTTTCAACCATCTTATCGAATAAAGCTGTGTTGTGGTAAATTGTTAAGCTACCACTGTATTCTACGGAGGTAGACTTATTACCCGCACCGATACGGCCCAAAATAGCCACTTTTTCTTTATTCTTTTTAATTTTTGCGCTAAGTTTCTTAGCTTGAAACAGTAAGTATCTATTACCGTTCTCTACGATATAGCAAGACGCTAATTTAGAAGAAACAACGTCAGCTGCATCCATCGTTTTCAATGCATCTAAAATTTCATTTTCCATACGTTATCCTCCTAGGCTACTACAACAGTCATGTACAATTTTTCCATAGCCACAGTTGGCTGTAATTGTACGTTAACCAATACATCTTCCTTGTTATCACCTTGCGTAGGTACTGGGATATCCTTATCATCGAAGTTTTGGATAGCACGTACTTTTTGGTACTGCTCGGCAAGATATACAAGGTCGCCCCATAAGGACTCACGACCAGCTTGGTCATTAGGGGATTTATCAAGATGCGTTTTATTGAACAATCTAGCGCCGTCAACTGCCCAGTTATCCAATACACGAATGACTTGGTTAAGGGAGAAGTCGCGGTTTTTAGCTTTACTGAATTCAGTAAATGTGTTGATGTCTTTCAATACACGTACGTCGCCTTGGATATTACCACCAACGGAGTCAGTAACATTGTGGAACATAAACATACCATCTTTGATAGCTTGTTCAAGTTCGAACTGTTTGTATTTAACGTTTACAGTGTATTCACCATCATAAATCATGTTGCCTACTGTAGCATTGATATTGCAAGATGCTTCTTGGCCTAATGTCCAGTACACCAAAGAGCCTTTTTCAGCGCCTTCATCGGTTACGTCATTAAGGATGGAGATAACACCTTCATAGTTGACCCCAGTCTTACCATGAATCACTAATTGGAATTTCGCGCCACTTTGTTCACGGCAACGTTTAGTAAATGCAATAAGCAAGTTCTTAATTGTGTCGTCCGCACCAGCGTAACCCAAAGTATTGAAGTAGTAAGGCTCAAGCATATCGATGCCGTCTTGGTAGTTTTTAACGGTGATTGTGGAGCCGTTAGTACCACCGGATAGTGCAGTATAAGCTGTAGTAGTTAATGCGCCAGTTTTAGTGAATACGATGTAATCGTTATCTTGCAGTTCTGTCGCATTCTTCAAGTTCTTTTGAATATCTACTGCTTTACGAACATCGCCTGTAGTGAGGTAAGTAGTCACAATAAATTTACCTGTGTTATCTGGATCAGCTTGAACAGATACACCCAAATCGTTACCACGAATACCTTTATATTTTGCTTTACCGATTGTGCTTGTAGCTTGCGCACCGTCAGAGTTTAAGCGGTAGAAGTAACCAGTTTTCAAGCCTCGGAACAAGTCACGTAAGCCCTTCATTTTGTCATGGCCGTAGTCATAACCAAAGTATTTTTGGCAATCCTTTTGGAATGTGTCGTTATCTACACGTAACACTTCACCACTTGGGCCCCAATCAAAGGAGAGCATCATCGCACCAAAGCCACGGTCAGATACTTCTGCATATGCTCGGTCTTTGGATACGAAGTTAATATAAGTACCTGGCAATACTTTATTGTGGAATAAGAATGTGCCACCACCTAATGCCATATTTCACTAACCTTTCACAGGCGTTGTTAATGCCTGATTTAAAATTCTATCAATGTCGCTTTCCGTATACATTTCATCTTCGTTAAGAAGGCAAGTGAGTAAATCACGATACCGTCTATATTTGTCAGATGCAATGATAGCGTAAGCATCAAATTGTTGTTCAGCCGTTACTTCGACTGTTTCTTTTTCATCTGCCATCTTTTACCCTTTCTGTTAATTCCATGTGCTTCATCCGCTCGACAGGTTTGGCCACTCTCCGAAGTATGTTTTCATACGTCACGAAGAAGTGCAGCACACCGTCTGAAATCTTGTATTTCATACCAGTGCCCATAATTGTACGTTCCCCAACTTGTACAAATTCGAGTAACAGATACAGCACGCTAGGAATATCAATGAGTTTTCGCGTATCAGTAACCACATCAAGATTATTGGCGTAATACATGATGTCTAAATCCAAAGAAGTATTGTAAAGGTCGCCGACATGTCTTCCCATACTAGGCTCAATCACCTTAATGTATGCGCAGGGGAATGTCATATTGTTTTCTTTGAATTCTAGGTATATAGGCACGTTAAGTGCCGTATGTACGGCTTTAGATACAGCTGTTAATACATCAGAATCCACCATGCTTTTCAATCCATTTCTTTAATGTAATTTCCATAATACGCTTAGCGTTTTTACTGAGTGCCTTTTCGGCTTTTTCGTGCATGTACGCACCATCTACCCAAGGCTTTTTCAGTCTACCGCCTTGCATAACTCCGCCTTTAGATTGACCTATCCACGGAAGAAATCTCCCAACTTCTTGCCGATGTCCATCATTAAGAAACGAGGCGTAAGAGGATGTGTTAAACACCTCAACCCGTCCGGTTTTTTCGTTCAGTTGATATTTACCAACACTCCACGATTGGCGAGTATGCTCGCTATCAAAGTACTTTGTTTGTACTTGACCATTTTGCATGAATTTAACCGATCGTTTCCCGACTGGTGTATTCAATTTAGCTTCACGCACATACACGCTGGCCATTTCCTTCACAACTTGCTTGTTGAAATTCTGAAGGCTACCTGATTGACTCAGTTTGACCAGGCTTCGATTAAATTCAGCAAAATCTTCCATGTTAAATTCAACACCCATGTCAATGCACCTCTAAATTTTCGAGTTGCACCTCTTGGTGGGTGTCATATCGCGCAGAAATCGAGGCACTGCGAAAAAGTTGCTTCGTATTTCGCCCTATAAGCTCGATTCGAGCCCCATTAGGTATGATTACCTCCGGAGCGGTGAAAAGTACCGTGGTGGTACTAAATTTCGCAATCTCAGCGATTTGACCTGTAGAGAGAGTTTTATAGCTAATTCTACAAGCAAAAGGACCCTCTCTACTGGCAGTTTTACTCATAATTCCAGTATCGGGGTCCATTGCATCCACTTCGGAGATAACATAACACGTACAATCGTATAATCGTTCTAACTGCTTTCTAGCAGCGTCTACCATCTTAGCCGTCGGAAGCATGCTAGGTCACCCCTTCCATATCCACTCAAAGCGGTGGCCAATTCTTGGAGAAGGGATGCCTTGTCGGTTCCTTTAAATTGAACTTCAGTATCGCCCATTTTAATGGAGCTCGCCATTTCTCCGTCGGCTTCAATCAATTTATTTTTGTTTGTGGTGATATAGCTGCCAATTACACGATATACGAGAACGTGCTGTAATTCGCTAGGTAATTCCTTCTGATTGATATCATTGAGGATATGTTGTGTTTCCGCATCAATCATATAATCAATGATATTTATATCAGAAATTGCATCATACCCGAGCCACGATTCAAGAATTTGTAAAACTGTCTCTTTCGTGGTCATATTATTCACCTACTATTTTTTGAATGTAGCTTTTACAACTTTGGATTGGTTAGTCAACGCAACAACGTAGTGTTCGTTAGCAACGAATTTGTCGATACCTTTTTCAGGAACACGATCGTATTCAACAACAACGTCACGTTTAATGTAAATTGTTACAGCAGGTAATACAGGAGTACCATCTTCCACTTCTGCAGATACGCCAACGATGAAGTTGTCGATAGTTGCGCCAGTATCATTGATGCGGCGAGATGTTACAACACGACAGCCGGCAATCATACCGATTTCGCCAGTCATCATAACGTCGTTACCGTATTTTGTTTTGTCGATGAAGTTAGGGTCTTTACGAAGTGCAGTAATTTGAGAAGGTGCTACGAACAAATATTTTTCAACGTAGTCTTCTTCGTTCAATTTGTCTACTGCGTTAACGACACCTTCATAGGAGATAACTTTAGTATCAGTTACTGCAAGAGTAGCACCACCGAGGGCTGTTACTACGTCTTGGTCGATTTTAGAAGCCAAGGACAAACGTAATTGATGAGTAGCTTCGCCTACTGGGTCGCCGTAGCCGGACAATTTAGCTTCGTCTGTGATATCAACGCGTTTCATTGCTTTTTTAATTTTAGCTTTAGCGACGGATGTGGACATTTGAGTTGCAGTTACTTCTACGCCTTCTGCGATGTCTTCCGCGTCACCGATGTAGCCCCATGCTGGAATAGTGATTTCGTTACCTGGCACGCCTGCCAATTTGTTATCGATTTTAGCGATAGAAGTAAATTTAATAGCTTTTGGTAAACCTGCGGATACCATGTCCGCCATTACTTGAGGGTTAACTACATTAGCAGTTTGCGTAGGACCTGCTGCGAATGTTTGTAAATTAAAAGAGAATTGTTTATTCATTAGCGTTTCCTCCTGTTAATGAATGGTAAAGATCAATGTCGTTTGCGAATAACTCCGCACGTTGAGAGTATGTCATTTTAGCGAAGTCTTCTTTAGTTACTGCGCTGCTTGGTGCTTTACCGCCAGGATTACCAGGCGCTACACCTTTAGGGGCAGACGCTTCCCCAAATAAATAAGGATTAGCTTTGGCAACTTCTGCAAGTTGTTCATCTAATCCTTTAATTTTGCCGTCCTTCACTTTTGCATCGGTTAAATCCAAGAGTGCACGGACCGCAACGTTGTTTTTAGCTTTTGCGTTGGACAATGCTACGTTAACAATATTGTCGATTTCAAGTTGTGCGATTTTACCCTCGTATTCAGCTTTACGAGTTTCTGCATCAGCTTTCATCGTTTCAATTTGTTTCGCAAGCTCCGCATTATCTGCATTAGATTTTTTGAGGTTATCAATCTCGCTGTTAAGAGTCGTGAGTTCCCCTTTTACGGATTTGAGTTCCTCATTCTTAGCATTGAATTGATCCTTAGACACATAATTCTTGCCATAGTCTTCAACGACCTTAGCAGTCTGTTCTTCAGTTAATCCTAGTGCTAACAATTCTTCCTTAGTCATAGTGACCTCCTTAAAAAATACCCATTTCGCTTTATTTTCGTGAGCCACACCTCACGGCTACGGTCTTGTTAGTTATCGCCCAACAATACTAAAATGGCAATAAAAAAGCAGCGTTTCCGCTGCTAATTGATATATTCTTTTTCCCATTCCTCGTAGGTAATCTCTCCGTCAAAATCAGTACTTTTATCGTTCTGGTTTCTCCCTGTACGAGTGCCTTCGAGTCCTGGAATATATGGAATTGTAGTTGACCGGCAATAGCAATGAAACGGCGGAACGGTTACGCCTGGTTTAGCATCTACGACTCTGACACGTTTACGATCCATGTGTCTGCAGATGGAAGAAGTATGACTATCTAGTGTAGCCAGTATCTCTAACTCCTCGACATCTAGGTCTTTCACGCTATCAAGAAACCCTTGCTCGTGAACCCGTGCCGTCTCTGTTTCGATTAATCGCTTAGCGTTACTGTATGATGTTTTCATCCGCTTATGCAGATTATCTGCCATCATGTCCGCCCCTTGCCCGATGATAAGGGCTTGCGTAAAATCATTCTGCAAGTTAGCTACTAGCTTACTTGTATCGCCCCAAATCCTACTACTGAAGTCCTTGCCATCACTCGCCCATTGACTGTGAACCACACTTTCAACGCGTTTACTATCAATCGTATTAATGTGTGAGTACTCTCCGCGTTGCGTCTGCACTGTGTATGCGGACTTATACGCGGAGGACTGATACACATCTTTTAATAGGTCATTAAGTGAAATACTCTGCTTTTGAGCCAGTATTTCGAGCTCGTGAACCACATTGATATATAGCATCTGTTCACGGCTTAACCGCTCACGAATGGATGCGTTCGATAGCATTTGTTGGTGTTCTTCGGATACGCCGAGTTTCTTAGCTTCTGCCTTGAATTCAGCTAAATCCATTTTAAAGGCTTTCATTTCATAGGCGTTCAGTAGTTTCCTTGCTTCGGCTAGTTGAAGTCCGTTTTCTGTGGCGAACCGACGATACCAATCGTTGATAGCCTTTTCTATCCTGCGTAACGCCCTGGCGTAGTTATCTTTGATTTCCGCATCAGTGAGATTCGCTTTTTGAAACGATTCATCTAGTAACCGCTCATACCGTTTCTCCCAGTAATCATTCGCCATCTGCCTCACCGCCGTTCGGTACGACAAAATCTGCTGTTACTTCGGACTGTTCCTTTTTTACTTTTGCAAGTTCTTCCGCTGCATCTGTTGTCCACGGATGATTTGCAATGATGGTTTCATTGGATATGATACCAACGGAATTTTTACAGTTGTTAATCGTATCGCCTTCATTGATAGGTAGGTCACGATTAAATATGAAGTCCACTTCTTCGACGGTCTCTTGATTAGTTAAGCCACGATACGTGTTAACGAACCACATCAAATCGTGCAAGCTAGATTTAAACTCTAGCTCCATTTCATTGGCGTCTAAATCAATATCAGAGTACATGGACATAATGTTCATCTGGTTAGGATTGTTAGCCATACGATCGTCCTTAGCATCAAAGCCTCGGCCGTTCTCGATAATAGCTTTGCGCAAAATGTTAATCAGTAATTGGTAATTGTCGCTATTCACCTCTATTTTTAAGGCTTTCACGTCACCGTTGACACCATCTACTGTGCGTACCTTAATCGCACCATACGAAGCAAGATTTTGACGGAACTCAGCGAGATTTTCGCCGTCATAGTTCTGCAAAATCAAAATTGTGCTGCGGATATCTTCTTCCATATTATCTTGGAAGTTAGATAGTAATCGATTAAGTGCATCTTGTAAGGACTTGACCTTAACGATAAGAGGTTGTTCGAATTCATTCGCACGGAACATAATGAGAGGAATACGTTCCCAGTTATACGGTTTATCAGCAATAGCAAAATTGGCAGTATTTTCTTTATCCGGATCAGGAAGTAAACGCTCCATATCCCATATGTAATACTGGATACCATTCGGTGTGTAGTATTCGACTTTGTGGATAGTCTTCGTTTCTAATCCTGTGTAGTACTCGATGTCGTACAAATATAAGAACGCATCTAGTTGTGTGTGCTCCTCATCTGCCCAAAATGGTAAAACCTGATGCGGTTTCATCATCTTAAACTTTAGCGTGCCATCGATGCCTATGTAAGGGTGTATATACGCCTTACCCGCCATCGTTGCGAACTTGCCAACAGACTTCAATAAGCGTTGAAACTGAATACCGAACATCTTATCGAGCTCGTCATCATCTGCGTTAATATCCAACGGCTTAGACAACAAGTAGTTAACCTTTTGGTCTACTAAATCATCAAATCGGTTATCCACAATCTGATTATTAGGAACGCCTTGCAAGGCTATTCGGATATTGCCTTCACCTACAACGTATCGTTGCTTATTCAAAATGTCATGTTTACCGTCATAATAATCGATAGCAGTACACATCGTTTTCCGCTGTTCGCTACCTAGAAAATTACGCAGTTGTGCTTGTAGGAACTCGCGTTCCGACATAGTCGCTGAACCTTTTATGATGCGGTCCCACAGCTGAGATAATATCAATCAAACGACCACCTTTCTACATTAATATCTTCCAAACCATACCGCATAGCATCCATAGCATGGTTATTTTCGTCTTCAGGTTTCCCTGTGTATTTCTCAAAGCGATCCTTCGCCCATTGGTACGTGGATAATTCACGCAGCACATTAACGCATCTTGGGTGAACGATTAATTCGTAGTCCTGTATCCGCTGAATACCGTTTAATATGCTGTCTTTACCCTTGCGTGCCCTGGTTATACCTTTTAGCCCTGCCTGGTACAATTCCTCAATGGATTTAGGCTCAGCACTATCGGCTCGAATCTTCTCTTTTGCGTAACCCATATCAATGATGCGGGACGCTAATTGTTGATTCGTAAGCCCTGTTTCATACAGCTCATCGAAAATATAGATTTTCTTATTCGCCATATCAACTAGCATGCACACTAGCGCTGTAGGGTCTACCGTATAACCAAAATCAAGGCCAAACGCGGACTTGATACCGGTTTGACCTCTAATTGCATCTACATTAAATTCTTGTTCTTTCCAGTTTTCGTAAACCAGTCCTTCAACAACGCCCCAATTCCCGAGCCCCGCTACTTGATATCGCTTAGGGTTCTTCTTCATCTCCTCGAACAGTACCAAGTCCGATTCACTCAGGAACTCGTTACACAGGTAATTCGTAGTCATGGCCAATACGTTTTCACTGGGTTCGTCAAAAAAGCGTTTCTTTAACCAGTGCCTATCAGACCACGGGTTAAACGTAAGCACTACCTGGTGATACAAGCCGTCAGGCAACTGACCACGAATAGATTCGTCTAGCCGGTTGAACGCTTCTTCACTCATAATCTCGTAAGCTTCTTCAATCCATAGCCTACACAAAGCACCGACTTCAACAGTAATGGACGTTACCTTTAAAGGATCATCGAGACCGCGAAATAAGATTTTCTGTCCTGTTGGAATATACGTTATTTCAAGTGGAGATACGGAACATTTGAAATACCTCTCCACCTTCAACTGGCGCATAGCCCATTTGAGTTGCGCGAAACAACTGTCACGCAAAGTCCGTTCTGTCTTACGAACGACTAGCCAGTTAATACAAGGGTTCTCCATTATCTCCACAATGACTTTTAGAGACTGCGTAGAGGACTTCTTACTGGCACGACTGCCCTTGACTACTTTATAACGTCCTTTGAATCGCCAAAAAGCACCGTATCCCTTACCTACGATATCAGGCAAGTACACTCTATTAGTCTGCAATATCGTCACCACCTACGATGAGTACAGGCTTAATATCGATAGTTGTATCACCGCTGAGTATTCTATGGCGTTTAGCCATTAGCTCAAGTGCTTTTAGTCTTGACTTCTCGTCCGGCGGTTTATCGATAATGCGAGCTTCGGAACATCCTTCCCCTGTGCCCTCGATAACCACTTGCTTTTCATTTGAGAGCCCCAAGGCAATTCTTGTTAACTCATACTCGACCTGCTGAGCCGTCATGATGTTTTCGTTGAAGTATGCTTCCCGTAATTCAGCGATCCTTGCTTTGATGTCATCATTAGTCATCAAGCGACTGCCCTGCATCTTAGCTGTTTTTTCAGAGTAACCAGTTCGAATAGCAGCTTGCGTCGCATTCATATCCTTGATGTACTCGTGACAAAATTTCTCGTGTCGTTTATTTGCTAATGCGGCCACCATCTCACCTCCTGGCTATCTTAATACATCGCGGCTGTTTCTCTTAAATCGGCCGTGTGAACGAGTGCATAATCCACAATTACTTTTGTGTGCGTGGTCGTGCGTGATATACGTTTGACACAGGCCGTCATATTCAATTAGTTTTGCTGTGCAAACGCCGTTTTTGTTATTCAGGCATTTACGTTTAATACATTTGACTTCTGTGCTCATACCTTTTCACCTTAATACTTTGTACGCTCAAATCCGATGACTAGTTGGTTGTTGTTAGGCTATATAGTTATCGGAGGACTACTAGTTCTAGTCATCAGATGTCAGCGTACAACGATACAGGGCAAGCTCATAATGTATAAGCTTAGTATTATTCTGTGGACAAATTCGGCTCGCCCTGGTTTCATTGTGCGGTAAATTTCATTTTTACATATTCCCTCTCCTTAGCTTACGCGATCGCCTACATCATAAATACGGGCCCCTGTATTTACAATGCTACATACAACAAAAAGCACGGTCGTCATCACCGTGCTTTTTGCCGAGTTGTGTATAAGAGAGGATTTGTGTTAGATGACTAATGACACCTTTCACAACTACATTATACTATGTCAAGTCGGTTCATTTAAGTCCAAAATACTCCAAAACAGTCCAAAGTACTCCATTATGAAAGGAGTTCCCCTAATTCGTTCAACGCTTTATTTTTTAAATTGAAGTAACTGCTTTTTTCGTAATATATCATCGCTTGTACTTTCTTAGGGAATGCCCCGTTTATGTATTCTTGCGACAATATGATACGCCCTGGTATACATTCTATCTGTTCAATCAAAGCTCTTGCCTCTTCTCTTTTAGCTATAAGCTTTGCTATCTCCCGTTTTTTGGCATCTACCGTATCTACAAGTCTAGCCACATCACCTTCAAGACCTACTGGAGTACCACCCCCTGATACTCTGTCTTTGGAATAATCAATCGCCGATAAGGTGATGATGTCATACTGCAGTTTACGAATATCCTGCCGTAGCGATTGAATACGAATAGCTATCAACTTGATATCTTGCAGATACGCCGATGCCTTTTCTTTATAGTCACTCATGCTGCATTACCTCATTGATGTATCGGTCTAAGTACCACCGCGCTTTTTTTAGGTCTTCCAGTTTATCGCCTTTATGCCCTGCTCTTGCGATGTACTTGATAACATTACCTAGATGATATGGAAGTTGCTGATCCTCGATAAAATCGATAACTTCAATCTTACCGCGTGTGTAGTGTGAAGGATGGTTGATAACATCTTCTTGCTTAGGCAATTCAAAGGCCTGCTCCTCGATAGTTTGCACTACCTCTTCAGCGATAGCCTGCACATCTTTCTTCTTAGGTACCTTCGAATACTTAGGTAGACACTCTGGACAATATTTAGGCCAACGACCTTGCGCCTTTTCTTTTGTGTGAACGAATGTTACCCCGCATCCTTCACAGGTTAGCTCTTTACTCACGCCGGCACCAGGCGGTGTCATAACTTTCTCGCACTCAGGACAATAATCCTCGTGTGTTCTTACTGTAAATGTGTCTCCGCATCGTCTACATTTCTTTTGCATAGTTCTACTCCTTATACAATTCTTTACGATATTTAATAGCTTCTAAGAGGGCGTCCTGCCCTGCTTCTTTGCGTTCTAATGCTTTCATAACCTGCTCGTCCATCGTCCCTTTTGTTACCAGGTGATGGATAATCACAGGCTGTGTTTGTCCCTGTCTATGAAGTCGTGCATTCGCTTGTTGATACTGCTCTAGGCTCCAAGTTAACCCATACCAAACGATGATATTACCACCTGCTTGAAGGTTTAAGCCGTACCCTGCTGATGCGGGATGTGCCAGTAACATTTGAATGTTGCCCTTGTTCCACTCCGCTACATCGTCATCGGTCTTTAGCTCGACCGCTTTTGGGAATGCTTCTTTGATAGATTGAAGGTCATGCTTGAAGTTGTAGAACACTAACATCGGTTTTCCTTCATTCGTTTCTACCAATTCTTTCAAGCGTTCAATCTTCTCGTTATGGACGACTACGATTTCACCATCATCGTTATAAATGGATCCATTTGCCAGTTGTAACAATTTACCGGCGAGTGCTGCTGCATTAAGTGCACTTACGTCGTCATCATCGACTAAGCTAAGCACGTGCTCACGTTCCATCTGTTTATAGAGTTCCCATTCTTTAGGGTTCATCTCTACTGTGATAACGTTCTCGATACGTTCAGGTAGTGTAAGGTAATCCTTCGCTTTTAAGCTCATGCAGATATCCTGCATCTTGCTGAATATCGCCTTATCGCCGCCAGGCAGTAGTCGGTAGCTATACACGACATGTCCATTTGTTTTATCCGGAGTAAAGTAGCGAGTTCGATATTCAGTAATTGTCTTACCTAATCGTTCTCCGCCATCTAGTAGATACATCTGCGCCCAAATATCAAGTAGCGTATTCGGTGCCGGTGTACCTGTTAAAATGACGATACGCTTAAACAGTGGACGTAGTTTTCGAATTGCCTTAAACCGTTTTGCCTGCGGGTTCTTAAACGAAGAACTCTCATCGATGACTAACATGTCAAAGGTGAACGATTTTTTCTTATGATAGTACTCATATAACCATTGCACGTTTTCACGATTTATCACATAAATGTCAGAATCACTCTCTAAGGCGTGTATGCGTTCCTTCTCGGAACCTAACACCTTAGCCACCGTTAAACGCCGTGTAGCACTCCATTTTTGCGTTTCTTGGGCCCATGTAGACTCTGCTACCTTCTTAGGTGCAATGAGTAATACTTTTGTAATGTCAAAGTAATCATACATAAGCCGGTCAATCGCAATAAGGGTAGATATGGTTTTACCTAACCCCATATCCAGTAACAAGCCGTAATGGGTATTGTCAATGATTCGTTGTATTGCAATGCTTTGGTACTCGTGTGGATGAAAGTCCATGTATCGCCCTTTCCATATCTTCAACAAATAACTTGGCATCAGACATCCCTGTTACGACGAACACTAAAGCGCCTTGCTTTCGTAATCGTGAAATCTGTACCCGTTGGTTAGCCATCAGCTTCCCGTTTGTATCCTTTAGTTCGACGAATATAACACCGCCTCCAGGAAGTACAATAATCCGATCCGGTACTCCATCATTTCCAGGTGACACGAATTTCATATATATGCACCCCATTTTTTTGAGTTGATTTCCTAACCATCGCTCGATGTCTTTTTCCACGTTCTCACCTCGTTCTCATTTAATAATTGGACACACCTTCGGACACGCCTATGAACCCGCACCAATACTGGATTTATGGGGGGGGGTGTGTCCAAAGTGCCCAATTTTTTTCCAACATATATATATACGCGTATTTGCGTTTTTTACGCTTATATATATACACCCAATTATTCATATATTTATTTTTTTATTTTTATATAAATAATTGGACACACTAGATACACTTTACTATTTAGATTAGCAGTTATCTGCTTTTTAGCCGTGTCCGATTAGTGTGTCCAAGCGTGTTTAGTGTGTCCAATTATTGCACTATATCAAAATTCATCGATGTATAGGCTTGAATATTTATTTTTACGAACATTCGTGCCTATTAAATAATTGGACACACCTCAAATAATTGGACACACCTACTTACCATGATTTCGTTTATACATTGATAGGAGGTCTGTACCTTCCTTTATAAACGCTCTCTGTGGGCCGTAAAGCCTGCCAAAACGTGCCTTTCCTGTTCCTTTTGTATATGGGTTCCAGCCCGGCGTTGATTGTAAGATATCTATAATCTCTCTAGCCTTTGCGTTCTGCAGGTTCTTCCTGTCCCCGCCAAGCACTTCACACCATATCTCAAGGGCACACACTCGCTCCCGCTGCACTGAACCACAATGATCGTCATCGCCATAATTAGCAACGTAATCTCGTCTGTCGTAGATATCCATTGTTTCCCAGTCTTCAGGCAGTAGCATTTCGAGGTATTCCTCAATGAGCCCTACGAGTTCACCGCCTTCTGTATGGGATAATTGAATTCTAAGTGCTTCTTCTTCAAGTGCTCCTTCAAGTACTAATGGCTCACCTTCAGACCAATACACGAACGCTTCTGCCCATATTTGGTCAATATCATCTTTCGATAATTCCCAGGAGTGCTTTGTCTTCCGGTCCTTATCGCCAGTAATTGGCCAAAATCGGCGGTTACCGGTACGGTCTTTAAGGAACATAAGATTGTTAGTAGAACCAGCGAATACACACTGGCGAGGGTACTCTTCGGTACGTCTGCCATACGGAGAACGGAACCGGTCAGAGGTACGACTGATAAAGGCTTTAACGATTTCGTTATCGTTCTTATAGGTCGGTGCTAGTTCGGCAAGTTCGACTATCCAAGAACCTTGAATTTGTTCTAGGGCATCTTTGGTTTTGATATCAACTAAGGAGTTGTTAAACCATTTACGGCCTAAGCGTTCTAAGATTAAGGATTTACCAAGACCTTGAGAACCATATAACACAATCGCCGTATCAAACTTAACGCCTGGATCCATAACACGAGCTACCGCACCACACATCCATTTACGAGTAACCGCTCTTATGTATTCGGTATCCTCCGCACCGATGTAATCGATGAAGAGAGTATCCAGTCTACATTCGCCGTCCCAAGTTAGTCCCTTTAAATACTCACGCACAGGATGGAACTTATTATCTTGCGTTACCTCCTGGAGCGCATCGTCGATGATGCCTTTACCCTTGATGAGGTATTTCGTAGCGAAGTAGTTACGTAAGCATGCATCGTCAGTATCCGTCCAGTAAGGGGTTTCGTCCTTACCACGCCAAGGAAGGTCGTCAATCACGACTAAGCGGTGTGCAAATTCATCGAGACGGATTTTACCTTTGAGCGCTGGGTCTTGCTTAAGGACGACTAAGCAGTTGTACACATCAGATTCAGGGGTACCGTTTTTATCGCGTTTAAGTTTCGATAAAAAGTCCTCGTCATCGTCTGTGATATCCTCGAACTCCATATCGGCCATACGTTCTTTATCGAGCAGGATGGGTGCTGCGCCGTCTTCGTTCACAAAGTCAATCATGTCTTTGTAGCTTGGAAGTTTGGTGACGCTAGTCTCATCTGCTGGGTCTTTATCTCCGAATAAGTGGATCCGGACAAGGTCAAACGCATTGACGAGCTTACCGCTGATAGGGTCAGTCGCATGGTTGGAGTAAGCAAAGGTATCGTTATCGTAAATCACTAAGCCACCTACTGAGCTACCGGCTACGTATGTGTATCGGTCTTCTACGGCCGTAGGTTCATAGACTTCAGGTAGAAACTTATGGATAGCTTCTGTGATACTGTAACTCCGGCAAAAAGCACCGATAAGGCCTTTTTTCTCTAATGGGTTACCTTGTTTCTTGGCCGCATCAAGGCGAATTTGTGATTCCTTATCTGATGTTGGCCAAAGGCTCGTATCACGCCAGTCTCTGTAGGTACTCAAATAGGTATCTACTGAAACAAGTGAACCCTCGCTATGCTGGTAAACATACTCAACGTCCTTAGGATGGCTTGGCCAATACATAAGCCGTTCAGCCTGGTGCGTCGATGGGTCGAAGAACTCAATACCGATGTTATCAGCAATCCGTCTCGAGACTGCTTGATACTCATCCGGTGTCATCGGTCTATCTACTGGGATAATGACACGGTAACGAGGATTGTCAGCCGTGTGGCTGTGCGTACTGTATAGTACGTATTCCATACCGCCTAATTCCATATCTAGGTCTACGATGAAATCTTCGCCGGGGTTATCCGCATCAAGAGTGATTAAGTATCTCTCTTTAACAGCCCCTCTAACCCGTCTACCATTTTTAGGGATATAGCCACCAACAAAACCACCGACGTCTTTCTTTTGGCCTTGATCAGCCTTAGACATCTTGGCGTATTCAGCAGCCGTTTCATTCGTTACAGTTGGCTCGGCCAATTTACTGACCAATTCACTCCAAGTCATTTTCTGAGACTTCCAGCTACGGGCGGAGCGACTTCTGCCCGTAGCTATGATGATATTTGTATCCATATTACATCGCTCCTCCCTTCGCAAACTGGATATCTCGTACATACGCCGGAACGCATAAGCCGTGAGATGATACCCACTGCGTTACAGCTCCGTTGATATCGTGGTCTTCATATACGCCACGATTGTTTTTAAGTTTAGCCTGGTGTATCTCTACGAAGTCGTCCGCATCATTCCTCGGATTGACCTCGATACACGCTACAGGCTCGTTACATTTATAGACACCTACGATAGCACACGTTTCAGCTTTCACCTTCTTGATATAGGAGCTTACACAGTTATTAAGCTGAATACCCATATCAATGATGCCGTGAGTAGAACCTATCGCCATGAAGCGATAACCGTTAACCGTATCAGCTAGCACACGATGTGCTTTACGCTGCTGTACGATTTCGTCTTCTACCTTATCGAACTTTTGCATTCTCGTGATGGTGTCATGTAGGCTTCGCACCTGGATGCGGCTACTCCATACCTCTTTACGACGGCTCCTCGATAACTCAAAATACATACTAGCTGTATCTCTGATATCGTGATAAGAAGGCGCATTTCTAATGAATAAGAACGCCTGGCGCTCGCCGTATTGATGGCTAAGGATGTTAACAAATTTACGAATGACAGATAAGTCGCGGTCATCACGCCATAAAGGCCAAGACTGAATGTATCTTGTATTATCGGCGTTATCCTTGATAACATCGACCATAGCCTTTTGATAGTCCTTATTCTTAAATAACGTGGACATAACTTTGATGATCTTCGTGTAGAAGAACGGTCTATCGTGCAGTAACCGACGAACCCATCTAGCGTCAGGTAAGTTGTGCGCCTTGATTAAGGCTTGTACAAAGGATTCACCTTTTGTAGTTAATGCCAATACGTTGCCCATACCAAGTGTCTCGTTGGGAAATTTCCGATTATAGAAGTCGTCATAGTCTCGTTTAAGACTATCATTGATAGCCGGTGCATCCGGAGCTCGTAATTTCCATACTAAGTTATGAAGTAGGTTATCTAAAGCTCCGTACTTGTTGGATACCTGTACGCCTTGTCTAATAGATTTAACTTTATACCCTACTGCCTTTGAAAGCTTCTCGAAGAACACTTCTTTTAACGCCTTAGCGAAACATTTTAACTCATCCCGGTAGTTATGTAGTCTGCAGTCAGGAGTAGCTACGAACCAAGCTAACGATAAAAGAGAATTGCTAAAGCCCGACGGGGTAACTGTCGCTTCTTCAACAACGTCACTACGTGAGCGTTTCTTAAGTATGATAAAGGTTTTTCTTTGCTTGAAGTCAAACCGCACCACATCGATGACATGAGATTTATAACCTTTGTAAATCATCCCAGTATCGCCATCCGCGTACACCGTATCGTACTCAAATTGCACATCTAGTTTATCGCCCCTATCTATAATTGATAGGTCTAGTGAGAGAGGAACTGTGGCGCTATACCCAACTTCTGCAGTAAATCCTTTAGCGTTGATCCGCTCACCGCATTTTGGGCAATAGAACTCATCTGATTCCCGGCAAGGCACTATCCCAAACCCATTAGATTCCATTGGCCAAAGATTAGCGAAGGAGTGTTCGCAAGGTGCATGGTAATAACTTGCAGGGTTAAAAGGTGATACTTGATTGCGCCGTACCAGGTCGTACAGCCTTTGTACTTGTAGATTGAATAAGACCTTCATAAGGCGCTATCCTTTCTCTTATAACAAATCGTCTAAATCATCTTCTTCAGGAGTTTCCTCAACTGCTGGAGCTTCTTTCTTTTTAGTAGTACGTTTATGTTTTGGCTTTTCTTCAGGTTTCTCTTCTGCTGTTGGAGTAGCTTCAGGTTCTTCCACCTTAGGAGCTTCTGCCTTCTTGCCGTTTAATATTTTAAGCGCGAGGTCGCAAGCAGCAATACATCCTTCGCAGTATGCCATAGCTGTATCTTTACGTTCACTAGCTGGTGCATCTTTTACGAGTTCATATAAGCCGTCGATTGCTTCGCGTTGTTGTTGAATTTGTTGTTTTGAGAGTTTCATAAGAATTGTCCTCCTAATCCTTCATGTAGTAAGGGTTCTCAAACCCTGCTGCGTTTAATATGAGCCCCTCATTCCAGGGCTCCGGTTCACACATTATATCTATTACTTCTTCTAAACTGCCTTCGCCTATAGGCGCTTCGATAACCACTTCGTCGTGGATATGGGCTACAATTTTGTAACCTGCCTTAGTAAGTCGTAGCATTGATGCGGCTAAGCAATCTCTTGCAACAGCTTGCACGATGTTTTCGACGAGCTTTCCTCCGTAGGTTTCAACTCTGCCCCATGTATTCTTAACCTGATCCATACCGTCATACTCAATCGATTCACTACCGAACCGGTTAGTCCCAATTCTAGGTCTTGCGTAGGCAAGTCTTCGCCCGGACGGTAATTCGATGAACAGGAAGCCTTTCGATTTAAAGAATTTAATATTGCCTTGTCTAATTCGTACGGGTTCTCCTGTTCTCACTACTTGCTTTGCTGCGCTGTCTGCGTCTTTCCAAAATTTCGTAATTCGTGGGCTTGCTTGTCGCCAAGCTTCGATGATACCAGGTAGCTCCTTCTCAGGAATTTCACCTTTAGAATCCATCGCTTTCATGGCTCCTACACCGCCACCATAGCCAAGCGCTAATTCTGCTACCTTGCCCTTTTGGCGAAGGTGTCCATTTACGCCGTGCTTCTCGACTGGTACGTGGAACATACTAGATGCGGATGCGCAGTAGATGTCTCCACCTTGAGCGAATACATCCTGGCGCCATTTCTCGTGAGCTAGCCAAGCGATAACACGGGCTTCAATAGCGCTAAAGTCGGCTACAATAAATCGGTGCCCATCCTCTGCTACAAGAGCAGTACGGATAAGTTGCTTAATCACATCACCAGGGTTTCCGTAGAGTAGGTCTAGCATTTCTACATCTCTACTTTTAAGAACTTCCCTGGCTGTGTCTAAATCTTCTAAGTAGTTACGAGGGAGGTTCTGAAGTTGTACTACACGACCTGCCCATCGTCCACTTCTCATAGCTCCATAAAACTGAAGCATGCCGTGGATTCGACCATCGGAACACACCGCGTTCTTCATAGCCAAGTATTTTTTGATGGAGGAATTACCGAGCACCTGTCTATTTTGTAGTACCTTGCGAACATCGGAGGGGATATCCTGTGCCAAGAGGTTTGATACATCGTCTTTTCGCATTGTGTCTAGATCATATCCCAATCTTGCAGTTAGCCACTCTTTAAGTTGCATAGTACTGTTCGGATTTTCTAATCCTGTTAATATCTTGGATGACTCGGTAGCTTCCTTCACGATTTCGTCGTTACAAGCAAGCGCTGCATCGACAAGTTCCATATCTACTTTTACGCCTCGCCAGTTGATATCTTGGTCGAGTAACCAGTACTCGTGCTCGATAGCAGGTGGTTTTAGCGAAAGTAAGCGTTTACGAATCGCCTTCTCTACTACTACGTCTTGGCGGTTATATTCAATATATTCCGCCCATTTCTCCGGCGCATCCTCAGGCATATTACGTGTCTTAGGATTTGTCTTAGTAGGCTTACGTGGTACAGAGAAGAATTGAATTAAGCGTTTACCTCTTGCATCCTTGGCTTCACCTAATCGTAAAGCCTTAGACACATTATCGAGGCTTGCAGGTAAACTGCAGTATAACGCTAGTACAGAGGTACATTCCCAGTTCGTGTAATCCGCATCAGGGAAGTACTTTTTAAGACACAACATTTCGAATGCTGCGTTGAAAGCGGTCTTTGTAATTTCCTTGTTATACAAAGCGTCCACCACCCTTTCGGGTAGTGGATCCTTTGTCATATCAATTACTTCGACCGGTTCGTCATCGAAGCTGTAGGCAAAGAGCAGTATTTCAAATGTTGAATCATCAACGTATCGCTGGGCCCCATATTTAATAGGGCAGTCAGAATACGTTTCCACATCAATACTGAGCTCCATATGTGCCTCCTTAGATTAAATCGTCATCGTCTAGGTCGCCTAAATCATCGTCCCCAAAGTCACTAGCAGATACGTGTACACCACCGAGGCGGTCACCATCTTTAACTTTACGAACACCATTTAAACCAAATCCTACGCCTTTTTTACCATTGAAGTTATAAGCGAATACGGATAATGCGACCTGCGCGTACACACCGGAGTAGATTTCTTCTTCGATGTCGAATTGGTCCATCTTGATTTTGTCACGAGTGAATACAATAGGCTGTTTATCGCTGTTCGCATTGATGAAGAACTTGCCAGCGTAAGTCTCAGGTTGGTCAGCTACTGCTTCATCTGTGTCACCATCGCGTAAGTTCAATTTAAGGTAGGCTGCTTTACCTTCTACCTTAGCTACTGCTTTTGGATCCGCTTTAAGTTCTTCAATAGCGCGTTCAAATGCTTTGATTGTTTTCTTATCGGTTTTGTCGATGATGATTTGGGAACTATATTTTGCTTTGCCGTCGTCGTTTTTACGAGGTTGAGCGATGTTTGCATAGGAAAGTCTTACGATACCAGTTGTTAATTTAGCCATTGTTACGGTCTCCTTCTTTAAATGAATTATTTGTTAGCTTCTACTTCAGTCATTAATTTGTTTACGAGTGCTTCGAGTTTAGAAATACGGCTTTGTGCATCTTTGGCTTCAGCAATGTAGTCAGAACCTTTACCAGTTTTGAACGCAAGGTTTACGGTGTATTGGTTCTCACCACCTAACGTAGCACCAAAGCCAAGCATGATACGTTCATTAGGTCTTGCGAATACGCCGAGCGCTACGGCGTTACTGTTACGGTAATGGCCGTAACTTACAGCGTAGCTGACTTTATCATTTCTGTTAAAGTCTAATGGATGCAAGCCAGCAAGTGCTGCGGAGCTTGCGCCTAACTTATTAACACGTTGGCCAAGATTGTTGACCTTGTTATTAATGTCATTAGCTAAGCCCAAAGAACGATTTTCTAAAGTCGTGATACGACCTTCATGATTATCTGCTACATGTTCAAGGGCTCTGATATCTGCTGTATTAGCAGTTACCTTTTGGCCAAGAGAATTGATAGCAGATGTATTACCATTGATGCGGGCAGTGTTGTTAGCGATGGCAGTAGTATGACCTGCGATAGCTTGCTCATGATCGTTCACTACATCGCCGAGCATATTCAAACCGACTGCCACGTCCTTAATGTTTTGCTTGTTTTTGGCAATTTGTTTAGCGTTTGTTTCGATTTCATCAACCGCAGCAAACAACTGGGAGCCGTTCACAGCGTCTAATGAATCAGCGGAGATTTGACCTGCACTAACATTCGTGAGTTGGCGGTTGTACTGAGTTACTCCGCCTGCACCTGCGCGGGCTTTAGAACCAAAACTTACTACGCTAGCAGGTTGCTCCCCTGCAAATACGTGTTTCGTACCATTAATGGTAATGCCTTCAACGCCTACTGCGTTGTCAGTAACACTATTCGTGCCAATAGCAACTGCATTCGGTTTGTCAGCAATCGTGTTATTACCGAACGCAGCAGCGTCCATTGCTACGGCTTTGGAGTGTGTACCAAATACTAGGGCGCCTTGACCACTAGATTCGGAGTTAGAGCCAAACACTAATTGTTCCTTTTGGGAACCAATTTTGTTGTTATAGCCGACTACGGCGCTTTGTCCGCCGGCTACTGTGCCATTGTTAGCACCGATTGCTACTGAGTTCTCCCCGGTAACGTTATTAGTACGGCCTAGAGCCACACTAGATTCACCGGATACGAACGCACCATTGCCGATAGCAACGCTGTCATAACTAGACACACGAGCTTGATTACCAATCGCCACAGTGTATTCCACTAGGCTTTCAGCATGGGAGCCAAAGGCGAAGCTATTTCGACCTGCTGCAGTAGCGTTATTACCACCTGCAAAGCCGTTTTCACCTGTTACTGTATTGTTAGTACCGAACGCTAACGCATTATTAGCGTTGATGTTATTTTGGAAGCCCCATACTGCGGAGCTTGTAGAATTAGCGGAGATAGTATTATCTGTACCGCCTACTGTGTTATTACTAGTTGCACCAGCTACGTTTACTGCTAATGCGGAAATTGCCAATGCTGTTGTTAATGTTTTGTTCATCTCTTATACCTCATCTTCAAATTCATTCATCATTGTTTCAACTGTATTGATTGCTGGGCGTTTATCGCTTTCCGGTACAAGTGTAGGCTTGCCTTCCGGTTTTTCGATATATACTTCTAAGTATTCGGCAACGCCCTTTTTACCGAGTACCTTTTGTAGATTTGTGATACCTTCGAGTTCACGTGGCTTAAAGATGTCTTCTTCCTTATAGCCGTTATCGAGTAATGTTTTAGCTGCTGCATCCGGATCCGTTATGGTACGTCTTGATGTACCTTCTACTAATTTGTATCCTGGCCATTGCTTTTCACCCGATAATGCTTTTTCATAAGCGAAGTCGTAAACACCTTTAATCCATTTCGTGATTAAATCTTTCATCCCCAGGATGTCAGATACTTCGCTATCAGTGAGTAATTGAGTGAGCTTACCGCCATTCTTATAGAATGTAGCGAGGCAAGTATCTGCTAATGCCCGGCAGGTGTGCCGTGCTTTACAGAAGTTACAGTAATCGCAAGGCGTACATTCGCCCTCACCTTCCCAGGCACGTTGTGCGATTGGTTTGATATCTTCGCCCCAATCAAGTAATTCTTCTAATGACATTTCATCGGTAGACACGCTATCGAGTCTTGGCTGAACGATCGTCATACGAACTGTTTTAATGTCGTATAGGTACTCGTTCACATCGTAAGCACCTAATGCGTAGAGTCGCATTTGTGTGTTTTCAACGGCGCTAACAGGAACGCCTTTGCCATACTTTAGGTCAATCACTTCCAGGATGCCGTCCGCTACGATTACCATGTCACCAGTACCAAAGCCCTCAGGTACCCACCTAGAGAAGTCGAGCCGTGCTTCAATCATGGCTTCCGCATCAGAGGAGCGAGCACGAGCTTCGTTTACCTTTTCTTCGCAAATGTCGACATACCGGTTAACCGCTTCTATCATTTCAGCCGAGTAATCGTCTAGCTTAGGGGCTTTTTTGCCTTCAAGCTTATGCCGGAGAATTGCTTCAGCCAGGTCATGTGCTACAGTACCTTCCGCAGCATAAGGAGATTGTTCATCAGGGAACATCGCTTCTAGTCTTGCTGAAGGAGTACATACGAGCCACCTGGCGCTACTTGATGCACCTAGTATGGCGTGTTTCTTAGCCACGGCTATTCACCCATTCCATAATTTGAATACGTTGTTCATCGGTAGCAGATGTTACCTTTTCAGCGCCGATGCTATCTAAGAAGGCTTTGAATTCGCCTTTA